GGTTCAGGTAGAATTGTAGTTGGTGCATATGGTGATGATGATGCAGGAAGTGCTTCAGGCTCTGCATACATTTTTGATCTTGATGGAAACCAGATTGCAAAGATAACAGCAAGCGATGGTGCAGCGAACGACTTTTTTGGATATTCTGTGGCAGTCGGTTCAGGTAGAATTGTAGTTGGTGCATATGGTGATGATGATGCAGGAAGTGCTTCAGGTTCTGCATACATTTTTGATCTTGATGGAAATCAGATTGCAAAGATAACTGCAAGTGATGGTGCAGCGGGCAGCCGATTTGGATATTCTGTGGCAGTCGGTTCAGGTAGAATTGTAGTTGGTGCATGGCTAGATGATGACGCAGGAAGTGCTTCAGGTTCTGCATACATATTTGATCTTGATGGAACCCAAATCACAAAAATAACAGCAAGCGATGGTGCAACATTTGACCGATTTGGACAGTCTGTGGCAGTCGGTTCAGGTAGAATTGTAGTTGGTGCACCACTTGATGATGACGCGGGAAGTGATTCGGGTTCTGCATACACATATACAACACCACCTGTTGTAACACCGTATGATGTACAAGATTGGAGCAGAACATAATGACATTTAAAACAACATCAGTTGTAATTGATGATTACGCTTCGGTTATACACGAGTCTTTCAACAAGATAACAACAAACATTGTTGCAACAGAAACAAAAATAACAGCAAGTGATGGTGCAGCGGATGACCAATTTGGACAGTCTGTGGCAGTCGGTTCAGGTAGAATTGTAGTTGGTGCATGGAGTGATGATGATGCAGGAAGCAATTCAGGTTCTGCATATATATTTGATCTTGATGGAAACCAGATTGCAAAGATAACAGCAAGCGATGGTGCAATAGGAGACCGATTTGGATATTCTGTGGCAGTCGGGTCAGGTAGAATTGTAGTTGGTGCATGGAGTGATGATGATAACGGATCCACTTCAGGTTCTGCATACATTTTTGATCTTGATGGAAACCAGATTGCAAAAATAACAGCAAGTGATGGTGCAGCGAACGACCAATTTGGATATTCTGTTGCTGTCGGTTCAGGTAGAATTGTTGTTGGTGCATATGGTGATGATGATGCAGGAAGTGTTTCAGGTTCTGCATACATTTTTGATCTTGATGGAAATCAGATTGCAAAGATAACGGCAAGCGATGGTGCAACAAGTGACCAATTTGGATGGTCTGTGGCAATCGGTTCAGGCAGAATTGTAGTTGGTGCATGGGGCAACAATGACGCAGGAGATGATTCAGGTTCTGCATATATATTTGATCTTGATGGAACCCAGATTGCAAAGATAACAGCAAGTGATGGTGCAGCGGGTGACGAATTTGGATATTCTGTGGCAGTCGGTTCAGGTAGAATTGTAGTTGGTGCACGGAGTGATGATGATGCAGGAAGTGCTTCAGGCTCTGCATACATTTTTGATCTTGATGGAAACCAGATTGCAAAGATAACAGCAGGTGATGGTGCAGCATTTGACCGATTTGGATGGTCTGTGGCAGTCGGTTCAGGTAGAATTGTAGTTGGTGCACGATTTGATGATGACGCGGGAAGTGATTCGGGTTCTGCATACATATTTGATCTTGATGGAAATCAGATTGCAAAGATAACAGCAAGCGATGGTGCAGCGGATGACTTTTTTGGATATTCCGTGGCAGTCGGTTCAGGTAGAATTGTAGTTGGTGCATATGGTGATGATGACGCAGGAGGCCAATCAGGTTCTGCATACATATATAAAATAGACGAAACCTTCGATGTATATATCGAAGGCATTATAAATTGAAACAGGGAGTTTAATATGTTATACGCACGGATAGACGAGAGTGGGAATGTCATTGAGTTTCCTGTTAGTATACGAGGTCAGATTTTGTCCGATGATATTGTAGAAGTATCAACCACTAACGCACCCACTGTCACATGGGACAAAAAAATAATGTGGAGTGGTGTGGAGATCGTTGATGGCAACTACTTCGTATTGTACGAAACGCCGACAGACAAATTTGCTACAAATGAGGCAAAATTAAAAGCCATCACTACACTTAAAAAACAAAAAGCAGAACAAAATGAAAAGACATTCAAACAAAGATCCATGGAGCTTGCAGGAGAGTACAGCGATTTTGAAAGAGAGTCTTGGAGTCAGCAAAGATCAGAGGCAATTGCATATAATATCGATAATACTTCGCCCACCCCACTTCTATCTTCTATATGCGCAGCAAGAGGCGTGTCAATATCTCTTTTTGTATCATTTGTACTTGAAAATACTCAAGTATATGAGCATTTTTACGGTGCGTTGTTAGGCACATATCAAAAAAACAAGGACATTTTAGGAGACATCTCTTTGACAGATGAACAGACGTGGCACCTAATCGACGATGTGGTGAGATTGTAATGAGTTTCAAGATAGGACAATCTACGGGCGGAACTCACATAAACGAAGATTTGATGTTCATGAATGCAAATAATGATTTTGTTGGGGGGTATGATAACACAACAGTACCCACCAATGAAACAAAAATAACAGCAAGTGATGGTGCAGCGAACGACCAATTTGGATATTCTGTGGCAGTCGGTTCAGGTAGAATTGTAGTTGGTGCACCACTTGATGATGCCCCAGGAAGCAATTCAGGTTCTGCATACATTTTTGATCTTGATGGAACCCAGATTGCAAAGATATCATCACGTGTTGCAGCGGGTGACGAATTTGGATATTCTATGGCAGTCGGATCAGGCAGAATTGTAGTTGGTGCACCAGGCGATGATGATTCAGGAGGCCAATCAGGCTCTGCACACATATTTGATCTTGATGGAAACCAGATTGCAAAAATAACAGCAAGTGATGGTGCAGCATTTGACTATTTTGGATGGTCTGTGGCAGTCGGTTCGGGTAGAATTGTAGTTGGTGCACGATTTGATGATGACGCAGGAAGCAATTCAGGTTCTGCATACATATTTGATCTTGATGGAAACCAGATTGCAAAGATATCATCACGTGTTGCAGCGGGCAGCCGATTTGGACAGTCTGTGGCAGTCGGTTCAGGTAGAATTGTAGTTGGTGCATGGCTAGATGATGGTCGACGACCATCATCAGGTTCTGCACACATATTTGATCTTGATGGAAACCAGATTGCAAAAATAACAGCAAGGGATGGTGCAGCGGATGACTTTTTTGGATATTCTGTGGCAGTCGGTTCAGGTAGAATTGTAGTTGGTGCATATGGTGATGATGATGCAGGAAGTGTTTCAGGTTCTGCATACATTTTTGATCTTGATGGAAATCAGATTGCAAAGATATCATCACGTGGTGGAGCGGGCAGCCGATTTGGATGGTCTGTGGCAGTCGGTTCAGGTGGAATTGTAGTTGGTGCATGGAGTAATGATGGTGCAGGAGCCCAATCAGGTTCTGCACACATATTTGATCTTGATGGAAACCAGATTGCAAAAATAACAGCAAGTGATAGTGCAACGAACGACCAATTTGGATGGTCTGTGGCAGTCGGTTCGGGTAGAATTGTAGTTGGTGCACGATTTGATGATGACGCAGGAAGTAGTTCAGGTTCTGCATACACATATACAACACCAACAACCGAACACATACTTGACATCTTGGATTATTGAAAAAATAACTTTCAGCCAAATAGATTTGTGAAAATACACCATAATAGTATTTTAGAAAACCAACCAAAAAGCTCGCGGGAGATTACATAACGAAAATAGTTTTGGTTACTGGCGGCTTTGACCCGTTACACAGTGGACACATAGCATATTTTAATGAGGCTAAAAAATTAGGCGACATTCTTGTAGTTGGTTTAAATAGTGACAATTGGCTTGTCAGAAAGAAAGGCCAATCTTTCATGAACATAAAAGAGAGGTTGGATATGATATCCAACCTCTCTATGATCAATTCGACGATGTTTTTTAACGATGATGACGGTAGTGCCGCAGATGCTATTCAGTATTGTTTAGACAAGTACCCCAACGACACTATCATATTTGCAAATGGCGGCGACCGCACTTCAAGTAATATCCCAGAAATGTTTGCAATTACAAATCCAAGAGTTCAGTGGGTGTTTTCAGTTGGTGGTTTTGACAAAATAAACTCAAGTAGTAAAATTTTAAGTGACTGGAAGACACCAAAAACAGAAAAAGATTGGGGTTATTATCGTGTTTTACATTCTGATGGTCCTTCTACCAAAGTTAAGGAACTAGTAGTCAAACCAAACCACAGTCTTAGTCTACAGAGACACAAATACCGGAACGAATATTGGATTGTTTCTTGCGGTATTGCTACGATAAGATTTGGTTCTGATGTTAATAAACTCGAAACAAAAACACTAACAAAACATCAGGAAATTCGCATTCCTGAAACTTACTGGCACCAATTGATTAATACTACTGAAAATGATCTGCGAATAGTGGAAATTCAATATGGTGAAAGTTGCATCGAAGAAGATATTGAAAGAAAAGCAAATGCCATTTTCGTATAAATACAAGATCAAATTTGTATGTGAATCAGGGTACAGATTTTTATGCTTATCTAGAACTGTTTTCTAATGATATAGAATTTGATGTTTCTGATATTACATTCTTTGGTAGTGTTAGAAGAGTATATTCATCTGCACTTGCATTTAATATTAGTGTTACTATAGTCCCAAATGGTCCAACAAACGATGTCGTTTTCGGTCAATTCCCAAGACAACAGCCCACTGAGTATTTTCTTCAAACCAGATGGTGCCAAGATGTACACTGTCAACACCATGGAATATTGCAACTCCATCGAATATCTGTGTGTCCAAGAAATATGATATAAATACATCGTAATAGAATTTTTGAAAACCAACTAGTGATTATAGGATGCACATGAAAGAATTGAAAAAAAGCGATGCAGAGATAGAAAATCAATACCGATTCGGAAACGACGAATCTTTTGCGAAATATGCGATCAGTCTCGGTGGCAAAATTAAACCGCTTGTCATTCCATCTGAAAATACCAGTGGAACAGGGTTGATGAATCCCACCATATATAAGCTACCAAACGGCAAATTAGCAGTGAACATCAGACATGTAAATTACACTTTTTATCACTCCGAAAAAAAGTTGTTGCAACACCAATGGGGTCCGCTTACATATCTACATCCAGAAAATGACCAATATCTCAGAACAAGAAACTTCTTTTGCGAATTAGACCAATCGCTTGATATCACATCATTTAACGAAATAGACGCCACCAAATTTGACACATACGAGCCTATGTGGGATTTTGTCGGTCTCGAAGATGTGAGATTGGTTGTTTGGGATGGGAAAATGTATGCAACTGGCGTACGACGAGACACCACTACAAACGGTCAAGGAAGAATGGAATTGTCTGAACTTGATTATTCAGACGGTAAAGTTACAGAAGTATCAAGAGTTAGAATTGCGCCACCTAATGATCAAAATTCGTATTGTGAAAAAAATTGGATGCCTGTTACTGACATGGATTACACATATGTAAAATGGTCCAACCCAACTGAATTGGTTAGTGTTGACCCAAACACTGGAGAATCCAAAACTGTAAAAATATCCAACTATGTAGACGCACCAAATGATTTTAGAGGTGGTACGCAAGTGATTCCATTTGGTGATGAAGGTCACAGAATTGCTTTGATACATGAAGTTGATCTGTTCCAGAGCGAACACAACAGAAAAGATGCAGTGTATAGGCACCGCTTTGTAATTTGGGACAGTGACTGGAACATTGTAAAATATACAACAGATTTCTCAATGATGAATGGCCATGTCGAATTTGCAGTAGGTATGTGTTTTAATAAAAACGATGAAATCTTAATTACATTTGGTTTCCAAGACAATGCAGCATACATTTTACAAACTACACTAAAAGACTTGGTCAATTTCGTCAACACAAATTGCGCGTTTCACATATGAATCTTCAAACAGAATACAGGATAATTATATTATGATAGATACTCTACTGAATCAATTTGTATGTTCGCCAAATGACCCTGAAACAAATTTTGCACTTGCAAGATATTATCATGATATTGGACAAACTGCTTCTGCGGTATCTTATTATATCAGGACGGCGGAAAGAACAGAAGACTTGTTGTTAAGATATGAATGTCTCTTACATGGCGCAAATTGCTTTGAAATGCAAGGGACACGTAGATTTACAGTCAAAGGAATGTTACAGCAAGCAATATCAATTTTACCGAAAAGACCAGAAGCCTACTTTCTTTTAAGTAAAATGCAAGAACACAATGAGGCCAATCAAGGAAGATATCTCGATTCGTACACATTATGTTCTATTGCCATCACAGTGTGCGAATTTGATGGAGATGGTCTCAGACATTCTGTAAATTTTCACGGCAAGTACCAACTACTATTTCAAAAAGGCATCATGGGTTGGTGGAACGGACTCAATGAAGAAACAAAAACCATATTCTTAGACCTTCATATGAACTATGATATGGCGGAAGAATATAAAACTTCTGTAAGAAACAATCTGATCAACATGGGCGCATTTAGCACCAAGACACTGATTAATTACGAACATGGCAAATTGCCTAATCTCCAGATTAGGTTCGATGGCGCGGGGAATGTGGAAAGAAACTACTCTGAGGCATATCAAGACATGTTTGTATTAACAGCAACCAACGGCAAGAGAAACGGAACGTACGTGGAAATTGGTTCGGGACACCCATCATACGGCAATAACACATATCTGTTGGAAAAAGACTTTGGATGGAATGGAATTTCGTTAGATGTAGATGAAAATTCCATCACACAGCATAGCAGCGAGCGAAAGCACACTGCCATATTAAAAGATGCGACTACAATAAATTACGACAAATATTTTACAGGGATGAGTTTGCCTTCTAATATAGATTATCTACAGATTGATGTCGATCCTTCAGATGTGTCTCTGAAGGTTCTTTATTCTATGCCGTTTGATACTTTCAAGTTTTCAGTTGTAACATTTGAACATGACCACTATGCACAACCACACACAAAAGTAAGAGAAAAGGCAAGAGCATTTTTGAAGTCTTACGGATATGTATTAGTAGTATCTAATATATCACCAGACGATTCTAGACCATATGAAGATTGGTTTGTTCATCCAGATCTTGTAGATGCTGATACAATTAAAAAACTTACAGTAGAAGGTGATGCCACGAAGAAAGCCGAAAAATATATGTTTGGTATGTATAGTGGATAAAATACCTGTTATCGGCACAGCGGTTGTAAATAGTAGCTATTGGGTCAATAGATTATTATTAAGTGTTGACTATCCTATAAAGGACTTTGTTATAATTAATAACAATGGTAGAGGCCAATTAGACGAAGAACTAAACATGATTGTCAAAATGAAGCATCGTTATATTGACAACATAAAAGTTGTACACATGCCTTCTAATATTGGATGTGGAGGTGCTTGGAATCTTATTATAAAATGTTACATGAACGCACCGTATTGGATTATTGCAAACGATGATGTGGCGTTTAATTCTGGATTACTAAACGAGATTCATGGTATTATGTCGAGTGATACAGATGTAGGTACGGTACATCCTAATTCAGGTGATTTCGGTCTCGGGGCTTGGGATTTGTTTGCTATGCACGAAAGAACAGTAAAACAGCTTGGACTATTTGATGAGAACACTTATCCTGCATATTGCGAGGACGCAGACTATATAATGAAAATGAAGAACAAAGGTGTTAAATCTATAGTTGGATTAAAACACTCTTATTTGCATGGTACTGGCGAAGCGAAAGACTATTACGAGCACGGAAGACAGACTGAAAAATCAGACCCAAATCTGAAAGTTATTCTTGATAAATCTAACCTTATGAATATTGATTACTTGACAAGAAAGTGGGGTATAGGTTGGAGAAATGTACAACCGAACGGATCGCCCTTTGAAGGTGAAAAAGTTGATATTAGCTATTCATTATATGATTTAGATTTTGTCAGGAGCAAACATACAGGTTTTTAATTTAGTCATAAATAGAGAGTAGTTCAACATGGAAGTAACTACTAAGCGAAACTGTCTGAAGATATAGATTGACAATTGGTATATTTAATTGTATAGTTATAATATGAAAATAGCAATCGTTGACACACTAGGCTTAGCCTATGACGGAGATACACTAACTGTCCGAGGGTTAGGTGGGAGCGAATCTGCAGTAATCCTTATAAGCAAAGAGTTATCTAACTTAGGGTTTGATGTAACAGTTTATAATAACTGTCTTGACAGTCGGGCATCACCTGGTAATTATAACGGAGTGACATACATTGACCACTCTCAGCACTGCCCAACTGTAGAGTATGATATTTTTATAAGTTCGCGCACTACTTTACCATTTCGTACAAGCAACAAATATGAAAAAATAGCAATGCTTGCTAAAAAACGCATATTGTGGATGCACGACACATTTTGCGAAGGTGACAGTGATCTCGAAGCAATGCTAGTACACGGATACATTGACGAAGTATTTACATTATCTGATTTTCACAGCTGGTATGTAACCAGCTGTGACCACGGAAACAAAAGAAATTTTGAAATGCTCAAGCATAAATTCTTTCAAACTAGAAACGGCGCAGTAAAGCATATACCTTTCGTTAACATAAACGCAAAAGATCCTATGCACTTTGTTTATAATGCGAGTGCAACCAAGGGATTAATTCCTCTTGTAAATAATATTTGGCCAAACATTAAAATTGCGTTACCATCTGCACACTTAACATGCATTGGGGGATTTTACAGACATCGAGATAATGCCCAGCCCGACGCGCAAGAATTAATGGTCAATAAGCTAATAGAATTAGCACCCAACGGCGTAACTTTTACTGGGGTAATACCCCAGTTTGAGATTGCAGAAATTTTAGCAAACGCATCAATGATGCTGTACCCAACGGCGTTCCCTGAAACATTTGGCATTTCTTCTTTGGAAAGTTTATTATATAATACTCCTATAATAACAAACACATTTGGGGCACTAGAAGAAACTGCAATTGACACAGCATGCTATAAAATACCATACTCGTCGACTAATAATGCACTTTTTAACAACATTAATGAAACCGAGCAAGCGATGAAATTTGTTAAAACCGTTGTAGACGCAGTTAGGAACCCTTACTTATTACAACAAAAACAAAACTATTGCAATGTAGTAGACGACGTGTACAGCTGGCGCACGGTTGCTATACAGTGGAAACAACATTTTTACAACATTCTTGGAGAATTTCTTGATGTAGAAACTTATCATCAAGCCGACGAAATTAATCAATCTGTGACACGAATATACGGCCGTCGATTTAACAATAAGGAAGATAGAAAAAAGTATATATCATACAATCATCAACGTAATGTTGTAGTCGTAAGTCCTGTTAGGAATGCACAAGACTATATCAGAAATCACTGCTTGTCAGTGTGGACACAGGACTATACCAACTGGCAACACTATATAACAGATGACAATAGCAACGATGATACTACAAAAATTATTCAAGAAGAATTAGCAAAGCAACCACAAGAAATTCAAGATCGTGTCACGGTAACGCTAAACGATCATCGCAAAGGCGCAGCAAATAATCAAGTAGATGTGTTTAATATTGCAGCAGACGACGATATTATTATGTTGCTCGACGGAGATGATTGGCTAGTTAACAATCCGACTATCTTTCATATGTACAACAATCTCTACAGCAAAGGTCACGATTTTACGTACGGGTCGATGCAAAGTTTAGCAGACGACATTCCTTTAATTGCACAGGATTATCCACCGGATGTAATACAAGATAAAACATATAGATCTTGTAAATTTAATTGGGGAATACCCTACACTCATCTAAGAACAGTTAGCGGAAAACTAGCTCGCAAGTTTGATACCAGTGTAGTAAAAGACTCCAGTGGAGAGTTCATGAAGTCGGGCGCCGATAATCCTATGTTCTACAAAATGATCGAAGATAGTACAAATCCAAAAGCTATAAAAGAAATAATAGTTAACTACAATGACATTAATCCTCTCAACGACTACAAGGTAAATGCAGTAGAACAAACACTAAATTCAGAAAGATCGTATATGACTAATAAAAAAATACTAATTGGAATTCCGACTAACAAATATATAGAACCGGAAACGATGAAGTCAGTATATGACTTAATAGTGCCCGACGGTTATGAAACAGAATTTCAATTTTTTTACGGATATCAAATAGATCAAATAAGAAACCTTATTGGTAAATGGGCTAAAAACTATGATTATTTGTTTTCTGTAGATAGCGATATTGTATTACAGCCTGATACATTAGTTAAAATGTTAAAAGCTGACAAAGATGTTATTAGCGGGTTGTATATTCAGCGAATTCCTGACACTCATACACTTGAGGTGTACATGGATTCTGGAAACGGCGGCTGCACAAATATTCCAATTACTGCTATACAAGGAAAAGGAATAGTAGAGATTGCAGGGTGTGGCATGGGATGTGTTCTTATTAATAGTAATGTGTTTAGACAACTTGAATATCCACATTTTTATTATCAATCAGCATTGGATCACAAAGACACAATATCCGAAGACATTTACTTCTGCAAAAAAGCTCGCGCGCACGGATTTACTATATGGGCAGATGAATCTATTCGCTGCGATCATATCGGAAATACTAAATTTGTTGTAACTTCTGATAAAGAAGAAATACCACATTTGCAGAGCGTAGCAGATCGAGATCTTTTACCAGCACTTCATGTAGAGTATCTAAAAAAAATAAACAGCAATCCTAAGGTAATTTACGACATCGGAGCATGTGTGTTACATTGGACTCGTCATGCTAGTAGTATCTGGCCAGAAGCAGAATTTTGCTTAGTTGATGCTACTATGTCAGTTCAGCCGTTTCTTGAAACTTCGGGACACAAATGGAAAATAGCAGTGTTATCAGACTCTGATAACAAAGAGGTTGAGTTTTATGAAAATAGTAATGATCCAGGTGGAAATTCTTACTATTTAGAAAACACCGAAGCATATAACAATAGTCATAAAACCAACAGGACAGGATATACACTAGATTATATTGCTAAACAGAATAATTGGCCGTTACCAGATATGATTAAGTTAGATGTTCAAGGAGCCGAATTGGATGTACTCAGAGGTAGTACTTGTGTGTTGGCTAATGTTACTGACATTATCCTTGAAGCGCAGCACGTAGATTATAACAAAGGGGCGCCGAAATCACCTGAAGTAATTGAATACCTGCAATCAATTGGATTTGAATTAGTTTCTAATTTTATTAATACCGATGTCGATGGAGATTATCATTTTAAAAAGTCTATTTAAAATATAACTATTTTTAAGAAATTAAGTCAATTAACTTAAACACAGTTTCGAGTTTCTGTTTGTTAGTCTTGCTTCTTAGTGTGTTAGCAAGTCCTTGGTGAAGCGGCTTTGGCCACTTTCCAAAAGTAACCCATGCATACCCGTCATGTTCGTCATTTAGTACAGGAATGAACTCGTGGTTTGTTACACACAAGTATGTATGAAAGCTAAAATGTTCGTCGTTGCTAACAAATGTTTCTAAGGGAATAGTTTTCTTAATGTCTGGAATAGTTCCAATTTCTTCTTGAATTTCTCTTCGCAGACCTTCCCACGGAGTTTCTTTTTCCTCGTTGGTGCCACCAACTAGCCCCCAAACATTATTTTGTTTACTTTGAGTTCTGTGGAGTAATAAAAATCTATTGGTGTCTAATGTGTAGAACAGGGCACCAGAGCATACAATCTTTTTCATACTAATAGTTAGCCATCTAAGTACAGCATCCAGGTTCCTCCTGAATATTCGCCTTCAAAGGATTTAATCCATCCCTTGGGTGTCCACTTGTACTGTACGCCAGTATTGAGGTTGCTGGTGTATATTGTATCAGTTGCAGTACTTGCATCAAAAATAACGGACCACTGTGTTCCACTCCATTCGATAATATCACCTTCGTCTGCTACAAAGTCTGTGTTGTCGGCGTTCTTCCATGCGTCGGCACCATCTGTGTTTATAGTGTTGCCGATGTTGTCGAGTATTAGTAATCTCAATCCTGGAACCAGTCTGTCAACAGGACTCCATCTCAACGGGTCAATAATAAAATCAACTGTTGTCCAACTTGATGGATTTCTTGCTGGGCCTTCTAGCACAGTATTTGACGGGATAGTGTCGGTATCCCACGAAATGTTTAATATTGTTTCGTCATTGCTGTCAATGGTAACATAGCCGATTATATACAGTCCTTGCTCGGCCTTTTTAATTCTAATTTGGCTGATAGTTGCCTGATATGTTCCAGGCTGCACATCCATCAACGACTTCCATGACACTGTTCCTATGACAGTTCCTTTGACAAGCTTGGCAGTGTTGTTTATTACATATATTCCATAGTCTTTATATGTTGTACTTAACACAAGTGACGCGCCAGGTCCGGCGGCAAGGCTACGCCGGGTTTTGATATCAACTAGTCCGCTGCCAACATTAGGAAATTCTTCCTTGTCAACAGTAGGCGTATTGTTTCCGGTACTGTCTGATACACTTGATTTTTCCGTCAAACCCGGCGAACTAAACCTAGGTGTGTCAAGGTCAAGGTCAAGGTCAGGGGCGAGGTCAAGGTCAAGGTTGATGTTGTTGCTTTCTGTCAAAATGCTTGTAATAATGTTGGTAACAACACCAAGTCTTTTGACTTTGGCTGGCGCCGAAATATATATAGGTGTACTAAAGTTTAATGTAGCAATGTCAATTTCGCTGTCGGTTCCTACTGGAATAGTTCTGTTGCTAAACTCGACCTTGTCTAAATTAACAACGCTCAAACTTGTCCAATCTAAATAGTTGTCAGAAGTTTGTATTTCTAAACTTGGATTAAACAGCATTAGTATCTGTTCTAAAATTTGCAGTTTTTGATCAGTGTTGCTTGACCAAATGTCCACGTTTAGCGTCATTGTGTACGGTGTTGGCATAAGCCGTTCAATTGTGTAGTTTTTGCCTTGTGTGTTTAGGTATTCATTCCCGTCAACGTCAAATGCCTGTTCTCGAATGTTTACTTTACTTACGAAACTAGAATCACTGGTTCTAGTACGGTCGATGTCCAGCCCTGTAATGTACACGCTCATACGCGGAACACTGATTAGTTTATTTTCACTGTTTTCTTTTATGATCGATGCAACCTGACGAGTCATATCGCCGTACATAACAGGAATCTGTTTTATGTCGCCACTGCCATTTTTCCAATGGAAATTGCTCATCAAGCGTATTACCTGAGTAATATATCTTTTTACTTGGCCGTCGTAAAAATGTTGTATGTTATTTCTCCTGTATGACTAAATGAAAGTGCATTAGTCGTCTGCTTTTGGTCTAAGCGCATTTGAAAGGCTTTGCCGTTCTTCAACACTTTCTCCGCCAATGCTGTTAATAGTTGTATTGTTGACAAACGAAGACTTCTGAGTTTGTCTATCGTTGGTATTTGTCAAAGTGTGTCTTACATTGTCTTCTATCTTTGACCATGCTGTGCCGTTGAATCTATATAATCTGTTTGGCATAAAATCGGTGCGTAAAATATAATCACCTTCTGTGCCATTTGTAGGGAATTCTCCGCCTACACCAAAGTATTCTCCGTTTGGCGGCAACCCGTCTCCTAGTAGATATCCGCAGTATCCTGATCTTTCTGGAGACATGCTTATTCTATCTGCTAGTATATTAGAGCTAACATTGATGTCAGACGAGTCAACAGTAACTAGTTCGGGCTTGCCGTCCGCATCAACTTGTAAAGTATAAAAGTGGCTGGTGTCGTATCCACTTAGCTTTGCATCGGTTTCGGCCTGACCGATGATTGCATTATTGATTTGCATATCGGTTTCGTATGTGCTTAATACGTCGCCGAGGGTTTCGGTAGTACCTTCGCCGGTTGGCATGTTAAGAATATCTTCGTATTCCTGACTGGCTGTAATTTGCTTTAGTTTGAGTCTATAAAGATGTGGATACCAAGTTTGGCTGTATCCTTCGCTTGCTCTTGTAACTTCCTCAACGACATAGAATCTCTTTAATGCCACCGAAAAGTCGTTTAGCGCATACTCATCTTCGAGGTGAGGAAGTTCTACAACATCGCCTGCAATAATTTTTCGTCCAATTGTTTTTACAGAACCGTTAATGTGAACAGTTAGATAAAGAATATCATTTGACAAAAACAAACCAAATTGACTTAAATTAAAATCATTGTCTGACACATTGTATACAGCCCTTATTTTGTAAACATCAGTATCATACTTTCGATCTCTGTTTTCCAAGAAAACAAAATCTTGAATATTAAACGGACTGTTGGTGCTGTACTGCGGTGTTCCGGGCGTAGCACTTGCATCTGTAGGATTCTTTGGTCCTAGATATTTGTAGATGTGCAAGTCAGTGCCGCCGATTGCAAATTGCTCATAGATAATCCTATCTAGAAATTCGTAGTCTTTGGTTTTTTCGGGTCTAAATAAACTGAGTCTTGGCATACAGATATTTATCGTATAAATACTATAGGAGACAAAAATGGCCGATAATGATTTAACAACACAAAAACAAGAAATATTTGATTACGTTTATGACATGCTCGGCGGAGGCATGGTTGACGTTGAACTAGAACCGAGAAATTATAACAGCGCATTAACTAGGGCACTGGCACGATACAGACAAAAGTCCGATCACAGTGTCGAAGAAAGTTATGTTTCTTTGCAATTTGTTGAAGACCAAAACGAATATATTATGCCACGTGAAATAATGGAAGTTAGACAGATATTTAGAAGAAGTGTGGGCGCACGTAGCGGCGGCGGCGATGGAACCGGCGTGTTTGATCCGTTTAATTTGGCGTACACCAACACCTACTTGATGGCAGGATCGGGAATGGGCGGACTTGCGACTTATGAATTGTTTTCACAGAAGCAGGAATTGCTTGCACGCATGTTTGGCGGCAACATAGAATTTAAATGGAACAATACAACAAAGAAACTAACCATTCTTACCCGGCCCAGGGGAGATGAAACGGTTCTGATATATGTTTACAATCATCGCCCTGACAGTCAGCTGTTGCTAGACTACTTGGCTAATCAGTGGATTAAGGATTATACACTAGCCACTTGCAAGTACATGCTAGGTGAAGCGCGCGAAAAATTTGCTACTATTGCTGGTCCGCAAGGCGGAACAAGTCTCAATGGAGGAAGCTTGAAGGCCGAAGCCCAAGCAGAAATGGAAAAACTAGACGCCGAGGCAAGCCTGGCAGTGTCGGGCGGTAAGGGATATTCCTTTGTAATCGGTTAAATAACATTTTTGGTTGACATTATCTTGATAATACTTTATTATATAAAGAAAGGATCAAAATGACGCTACCTAAGTTATTAGTTATAGGCCACGGAAGACATGGCAAAGACACAGTTTGTGAAATATTAGAACAACAGTACGGGTTTAGTTTTCAGAGTAGTTCAAGATTCTGTTCAAAACTTTTTATATACAACGACCTAAAGGACAAGTACGGATATGCTGATGAGGAAGAGTGTTACAATAACCGCCATGCTCACAGAGCAGAATGGTATAATTTTATCTGCAATTATAATGTTCCTGATGCAGCGCGCCTAGGCCGAGATATATTCAAACAACACGATATATATTGTGGACTGCGCAACAAGAAAGAATTCTTTGCAATGCAGAACACAGGAGTGTTCGATTGTGCTATCTGGGTAGATCGGTCTGACCACCTCCTTTTGGAAAATAGGTCAAGTATGACATTGGAACAGTGGATGGCCGACTTCACTATTGATAACAATGGCACACTCGAGGAACTGGAATTTAACGTTGCTCAACTAATGAAACATCTAATTAACTGCTAGTTTAATTGGGTTAAAACCGTTTTTTATCTACAGATCTGCTAAATAATATTAACAACAGATCCATAGGAGAAAAATACAATGGCATTAGTATCACCGGGCGTTCAAGTTTCAGTTATCGACGAGAGTTTTTATACTCCATCAGAACCGGGTACAACCCCAATAATTTTTATAGCAACAACTGAAAACAAACCAAATCCAGGAAAAACTGGAATTGCACCGGGAACATTAGCATCAAACGCCGAAAAAGTTTATCTGGTAAGTTCGCAAAGAGAACTTTCGGAAACATTCGGAGACGCAAAATTTTATACAGATTTAAACAATAACCCAATACACGGCGGCGAGCAAAACGAATACGGTCTACAAGCTGCTTATTCATTCCTAGGTGTTTCAAATAGAGCATACGTGGTAAGAGCAGATATTGATCTTGCAGCACTGGACGCAAGTGCAGAAGAAACTGCTGGCAAGCCGACCAATGGCGCATATTGGTTTGCCACCAATGATACAAACTACGGAATCTTTGAATGGAATGCTGCTCCTGCAACTGCAACCAACGGACAGAGTTTTTCAAACAAAGTTCCGTTGGTGATCACAGACACTACCAAAGTTGTTAACTTTGC